TCACACTCTTTTTATGCTCGTTATTCTGTGTTATTTTCAGATGCTACTTTTTTTCCTATTGTTGTTTCATGTTGTTTATATGTAAAAGACCTTATGTCTATTGTTGTTTCAAGTGGTGCATCCCCTTTTATAGAGCTGTTGCATAGCGAGGTATTACTGTATGGCTAAAAGAGGAAGAATACAGAAAGCTGATAGTGTTGGGCATAGAGATCACACCATTACTATCTTGCAGGGTAGTGAAGAACTAACCTTTGAACGACCAAAACCTTATAGACAATGGTTGAAGATAACAAAAGAGCGATGGGATGTTTATTGGGATAGTGATTTAAGCAAAATGA